GCGTTGTGTCTCTGGATCACGTCGGAACGGGGCGTTCAACATGACCGTTTTGGGTTCGTCTTCCAGGTCGAGAATCCGCGCAATCCGACCCGGTCGGTCATAGATATGCGGGATCAGGTCCAAGATGACCTTCGCCTCATACGTCAGGCTGATTTCGGCCAGATTATCAATAAAATGACTGCTGCCGCTGTCATGCTGGTTCTGGAGTGCGAGAATGGCTTTGCCGCTCTTGGCCGAGGTGGTTTGTTGGCCGAGGGCCGACTCAAAGGCTCCGGTGCCCTCGTGGATAAACTCGCGGGCCTGCTGCAGCAGCAACATACTCGGTCCCAGCCGGGACGCATCGACTTGCGTTCGCTGCGGCGGGGGTGCGGCGGTCCCATTCAGCGAGACGTTCCGATAGCGCATGTAGGGGAAGTTCCGCACGTTCGACAACTGCCATTCCTGCTCGTGGCCCTCTTCCTGGCCCTCCACCATCATGTACGGCGCTTTGGTCTCTAAACTCGACATCTCGACGGCCGACGACGCACTATAATTCAGCAACCTGACCGCGTCTTTATTGGGCTCGATCATGCCCACATAGCGCCGATCCTGCTCAAACGGGATGAGTTCGCGTCCGATCACCGGAATAATCGGGATATAGCGTCCGTCCATCTCCTGTTTGGGTTCCAGTTCCTCGACGGCGTTGATCGTGCTCCAGTAGAGCGTCGGCGTGCTCTCGACCCGCTGTCGTGCCTCAACCCCCTTGCGTGCGGTGCGTCCCTCGGGGATCGCGTCCTCGTCGGACTCCGATCCGTCGTCCAAGAGCACTTTTTTCGACGTGGTGTATTCCAGTCGGTAGTATTCGGCCACGCGCACGGCGCGGGATGCGCCCTCGTCGCCAGAGACCCAACTCGGGGTCGAGATTCCGACCGCCGAGAGTTCTTCCTCGCTGTAGCCGGCCATTTTGCTCTTTGGATAGCGGCGTTTATAGGTCTCCCACGGCATATCGTTGACCACGAACGCCCATTCGCCGTCCGAGGCATCGGCTTCCTGGGCAAACGGGTCCATCACGACGCTGCCCTGCTGGAGAATCCGCTTGATCGTGATTTTCTGGTCGTAGGGGTCGTCACTGTCGGGGTCAGGCTCGGTAATCACGCGGTAATACCCACGTCCGGCCTTCACGGCCCGTTCAAAGGCCCAGGATCGCGCCAACCCAGCCCGACTTTGCACCTCGATCCGTCGATACAGCCCCTGGAGCACGTCAGCGGTCTCTTCTTCGGCGTCATCGCTCAGTGGATGGATGGACACACCCAAATGGGCGGCTTTTTCGGCGTTCAGCACCAATTGAATGGGATGATCGAGACTCGGGATACTCAACATCGGACGTTGTGGAATCGAGACCCCGCCAATGAGTTGCGGTTTCCGCTGGTCTTTCACCTCATTGGGCCAGCAGAACTCGGGCACCTGAAACCGCAAGGCATCGACCTCGCGTTTGCGCTGGTCGGTGTCGGCATCCGACCCAAACTTGAAGCGATCCAACGCCTGTTGCATCTCGCTCGTCATGCGCCCATCCAATCTGTTAACGCGGCTGTCCCTTGCGAGAGACGCGACCGTTGCGCGGGTCGTGGTGGGGGCTGCATCGCATGACGCCCACTCAGTACCAGATAGCGCGTGGCATCCATCAGGTGATCGGAGACCTTCACAATACGCCCTTGCTCGTCCCGATGATACTTCCGAAACTCACTGCGCCAATTACTCAGATGTTCCTGCACGACGAGTCGCCCGGAGACTAGCAGATTCCACGTCTCGGTCAACCCCGCCTCGACCGCGTTCTGGGCGGGTTCCAGCCGCAAGCCGAGTCGTCCGTAGATATCAATCAGCGCCCGTCCATCGACCTGACTACTCCCGGCACTTGCCGGGTCAATGACGCCGCGGACCCAGTCACCACGCGCTTTGATGGCCTCGGCGTGACTCGCCGGTTCGCCCTGCCCGCGATAATGCTCATCATAGAGCACAATCCGTCCCGAGCCAGGATCTGTCGCGCCCCAGATCGCCGCCGTCCGGTTCCAGCCGACATCCAGCGCGTAGCAGCGTGCCCAACTCTCGGGAATCGTCGCGGTCGGGACGAGAATCTCCCGCTCGGCAATCGGGTAAATCGCGCCCGACCCCAAACTCGGCTCCCCCTCGGTTCTCGCGGCAATCTGATACGGGGGCGTCGTCGCCATCAACGCCTCACGTTCAGCGGGGTCCAGGTGCGGCACATCCCGCCAGCCCGCCTGGATAAACGTCTTGAACTTCGCCGAGAGACTCGATTCGGGTTCCAGAAAGCCCTTCACGACTTCGCTCATCCCCTGGAGCGGGGTGAACGTCACCATGATGATGCCCTGTGTGGTGATGGTCCGATAGAGCATCTCCGTGTAGCAATCCTGCGGCGGTTCCTCGTCGCACCAGATGACGTGTTTCGCGGTCCCCTCAAAGGATTGGCGTCCCTGTTCGTAGGTTTTTAATCCCACGAGACTCAGTCCCCCGCTCACATGGCGGACTTGTGCCCCTTCCAGCGCACCAGCCAGTCCGCGTGCGGTAATCGTCTTCTCGATCAGGTGGGCCGGAATCATCCCGCTCCCTGGAGCCTGGACACTCCCCAGGAGCTTCGCCTGGACGATGTCTCGGGTCGTCTGGGAGTTTGTCCCCACCGCCCAGCACTCAACGGGGTGGTCGAACCGTCGTCCCGTCCACCAATGGGGATACAGTCCCGTGAGGTGGCAGGTCAGCTCATACGACCCAGCCTCAGACTTCCCGACCCGGTTCGCAGCCATAAACAGCCGCTCTTTCGTGGTCCCTGCAGCAAAGAAGTCGAGGTGTTTCTGGTACCGCGTCCTCGCCAGGGGACCATCCCCGTCCGGGTAAAACGTCGAGAATCGTGACGTGGTCCGACGTTCTGCCTCAGCATGTAAGGCGTCGAGTCGTAACCGCTCATCCAGGGTCAACTCAGACATCCGGCCACTCGTTTTCTCGCTCCCGTTGTGCCGCGCTCTCCCGTGCCTCAGACAGAATCTCCTCCACCGTCCTCAACCCGTGTGTCTCGCTTGTCTCGTTTGTCGTGGGCGATAGATTCGCCATCGCCAGATCGTCGTCCACGGGACGTATTTCGTTTCTTTCGTCGGTTTTCGCGTCAATCTGGGGACTTCTTTCGTTTCTTTCGTCGTCTGCAGTGCTCGTGTGCGGACTTAATTCGTTTCTTTCGTCGTCTGCAGTCTCCACGGGCACCACATCCACAGCCGGTAACGCGGCAGGCGACAACTTCTTCATCAGCCGTTGGAGCGATTCAGACAACTCCCGGTCTGACAACCTCGACGGCTCCGTACTCACATCCAGGTCAATCGTCTGTTTCGCCTGCCCAAACATCCGATCCATAATCTGCCCAATCAACGTCGCATTTGGAGCCACAGCAGACAACCGATACGCCTGCTCCCCCGCATTCAACCGCTCCACCATCGTCTCTGGGTCTGTTACCGTCGTCCACCGTCCCGCCGCATCACGGGCCACCATATGCGTCACACCCTGTGCCGACTCAATCTGAGCCTGTACCAATGTCTCAAACTGCCTACTCACCTCCGTACGCCAGAGACTCAGCAGTTCCGCCTTCTCACGCGCCGGCTTGTACGGCGTCACACGCCCATTCGCTACCGTACTCCCCGGCTTTCGACCGCTCCCGGGTCGGTAGCCTCCCCGTCCGCTCTTCACCCGTGTGCCCTCTTCCGACTCCCCCATCATGCCCAGACTCTACCATATACCAGCCTGATTCTATCCTTTGATTCCCCTGGTTCTAGCGTGGCTTGCTCCGATGTGGGTCTCGTAATTCGCGATGAGGGGATGGGTGTATAGGGGGGAGGGGGATCTTGAAGTGCTTTCGGATCTGAAATCCAAAACGGCTGGAAACGGATCTCAAATGCTAAGAGAACCCTGCTCAGGGCCAGCGCCTGCTCATGGTCATCAGCCCGTAGGGCCTAGCAGCCGGGCTGCCTAGGCCATGCGGACAGTGTGTCCGGACATGGCCGGACATGTCCGGACAGATAGGCTGAAGATAGGGCTTGCATACCAGCCGCGCTTGTGTCATGATGGTGTCATCGGGTCGGTAATGAGCCGACGACTTAACCAGGGAGGCAACATGCGCAAGGGCAAGGCAGCGGAACAGTCGAGGTGTCAAGTAGACGAGGCAAGGCGCGAGGCAGACAGGTACCGCAAGTGGGCAGACCTCCAAGCATGGGAGGGTCGCTGCAAGAAGTGCTACGGAGCCGGAACCACGGTTGCCAGGGGAGGCGGTAAGCTCACGCACGTCACCTGCGACAACTGCAACGGATTCCCATTAGCCCCATATCTGTGGAGCGCGTGGTCCTCAAGGTAGTCGGCGGCCGGTAACCAGCACACAAGCTAGAAAGTGA